GACCTGATTGAACGCATAGAGGCGGGGGCGGTGGATGACGTCGAAATCGGTGTCGATCGCCGCCCAGAAGGCTTCGAACTCGGCGAGGTTGATCGTCGTCAGGGGGAAGTCGGCCGGGTCGCGATCCCAGATGTACGGCTTGAGCCGTTTCGGGTGGACGCCATGCAGGTTGAAATATCGGCCCGGCCCCAGGAACTGGATCTGGCCATGCTTGCCGTCGCTCTGCACGACGTCGATGTTGAACGACGCCGGCATCGGGCCTTCGAGCCGCAGGCAGATGAGCAGCTTGACGTGCTCGGGGTGGTCGACGCGGCGAATGGCGAGCGCGCGGCCGAAGATCCCATAAGCGATCCCCAGCACGCGCTCGACGTCGGCGCGGCAAGTCAGATCGACATCGAGGCCGATCACGCCGGCGAAGCCGCTGCGCCCACCGATATACGCGCCCCAACTGTCCCACAGCTTGGCGAGCGCCATCGTGGCGTCGCCCATGTCCTTCCAGCCGCCATACCACAAGCCGTCAGCGTTGCGCTGGCCCGGGACTTTTCCCCGGTTGCTGGGATCGATTTTTGAGTTCGGGGAAAGCGTCGCATCGTGCGGGATCACGGGAACGAGGTTGGGGGCAAAATCACGGACATAATCGACGTGCCGCTTGCGCGTCATTTGCCGTACCTCCCCATCACGCTCCCCTCCGCCTTTAGAGGTAGACCGTAAGCCCAAGACGGGGCTTCGCCCATGGCCGCTTTCATCTCCTTGAGGCGGGCGTCAGCGCGCGCCTTCAGGGGCTCGGCGATGATCTCGTCGTGGATGGTGGTCAGGAGGTCGTTGTCGTCATTGTCGAGCTGCAGGACAGCGCCGGCGAGCAGATCGCGCGCCACCGCTTGCGTCATGTTCTCCACGAACTTGCCGCCCCAGGAGCGAATCCGTGTCCACTTTTTTGTCCAGTCCAGACCGTCGTAGCGGATCACCGCCTCGACGTCGGCCGCGCCGTCCGGGTCGTTGATGATCTCGTCGATGCTGGCGTTGCGGTAGACGATCTTGCGCCCGCTCGGGAGACGCATGAGGAGAGCGCCGGCCAGCCTTTCATCGGTCGCCATGCGGAACGCGATCTTGCGCCCGCTTGTCCACAGCCAGCGATCGTCGACATGCTTCTGCAGAACCAGGCGGATGAGGTCGTCGACCTCGTACCAGAGCGAGCGAATGTGATGGTTAGCGTCACGCCAGCCGTAGACATTCTTGATCGCCTCCTCTTTCGTCAGTTCGATGAAATAGGGCGGGTTCTGGGCGATGATGGCGACGCGCCGGGGCCCCGCGCCGAAACCGCACGACAGCACCAGGAGCTTGCCCAGGTCGCGACTGCTCGAGCCGACGTCGTTGGCGGCCTTGCGGTAGATGTCGGCTCCAGTGCGGAAGACGTCGAGCGCATCATCCTGGCCGGCCAGCCAGGCGACCACACGCGCCTCGATGCCGGAATAGTCGCAGACGGCGAACGCATGCCCATGCGCCGGCACGTAAGCCCCGCGCAGGCACTGGCTGACGACCGTCATCGGCTCGCCATGGGCGAAGTCAATTGTTTCGGCGTCGACCCCCCAGACGATGTGATCGATCGCGACGCGAGCGTCGATCTCCTTCGACGGTCGCGGGTAATTCTGGATCTGCGGCCCGCGGCCGGCCCAGCGCAGCGTCCGCATCGCGCCGCCATACTGGGTCAAGCTTCTGATCCGGCCGTCGTCGTCCAGGTAGTTCATCATCGAGCGGAGCTTGGCGGTCGATGATTTCGCGCCCTGGCCGTAGAGCTTCAGGATCTGGCGGTGGCGCGGGTCCAGATCGTCTTTCAGGACGATCGGGAGCACGCGCTTGTCGAGGCTGTCGATCCTGACGCCCTCTTCCTTCAGGTAGCCCAGAAGGCGCGCGGTCTGGGTCGGGCTCGTGATGCGGCTGTCGGTCAGACCGGCGAGCGCTGCGCCGATGCGGATCATCTCGCCGTCAACCACCGTCTGCATCTTCTGCACGGCGTCGACGTCAACCTTCAGGCCGCGGTGGTTCATGTGCTGGTCAAGCACCCACAATCGGCGTTCCTCCGCCGGCATCGGCCGCAGGCGGCGGCCGATCGAGCGCTCGACGCGAACGTCCTGGGCGCAATATTCGCCCAAGCGCCAGAGCAGCTCGGGCTCGTCCTGGTCCCACCAGGTGATGGAGCCGTCCTTATGCGGGCGCGGCTTCATCATCTTGCGCATCAGCTTTGCGCCCTCTTTGTCCTTCCCGACGCTGAGGCGGAGCGCTATCGCCGCCTGTTCGAGCTTGGGCGGCACGCCCCACACCAAGCCCTGGGCCATGGTGCAATGGAAGCGCTCGACCGGCAGCCGCGGCAAACCGTGCTGCACCGCGACGGCGTTCCAGACGTTAAACTCGAAAGCGGCGTTCCAGGCATGCAATTCGAGGTCTGGGGCACGCGCCGCTTCGACCAGATCCTCGGGCGGCGGCTGCAGCGTCGGATACCAGACGATGGGGTCGTCCTCTTCGACCGCGTAAGCGAGGCAGAGGATGCGGGTCGAAGGGTCGCGAGCGTATTTGTGCGCGCCGATGCGCGGCAGAGAACCCCGCGATGCGGTTTCGAAATCCGCATGGCAGATCATGCGCCGCGCCTCCCGAAATAGAAATGGCGCGAGCTTGCGCCCGCGCCGGCTTCAGGTTGGAGTCAAACGTCGTCGTCGCCGTTGGCGTCGTCGAACTCGTCGTCAAAGCTTTCCTCGACCGGCTTGCGGCCATCGAGGCGCTTCAACCCTTCCGACTTGACAATTTGCACATGGTTCAGACCGAGCGACACGCCCTTCTTGCCCGAGTGCTCCCAGGAAAACGGGTTGAGCGAAAAGCGGACGTATTGGCCGGCCCACACTTCGTTCGAATCGGTGATGTGTTTCTTGCCGGTGTCGACGACGCCGGGCTTCGCCGGCGACCAGCAATTGAAGAAAATCTTGTACTCCTGCGGGAAATTTTCCTTCTCGGCGCAGTCGCGAAACGGCGACTTTACTGTCTTGCCCAGGATGAGCTTGGGGAACGCCCGCAACGATTCCTTTTCGCAGGCGGCCACGAGCGCCTTCCACGCCGGCGACTTCATCTGCTGGTCGTTGAGCAACCCGACAGCGGAATAGACCAGCTCGCTACTGCCCTCCGCCTTGGGCGTCGGCTTCCACAGATGGGGGTACGACAGGGTGACGACGGGGCTCTGGATCGTGGCCATTAACGTTGCTCCTCTTTCTCGTTGCGGGGTGGGGTCGCGCCGCGCTTCAGAGCGCGTTCGCGCATCTGGGCCCGCAGGAGCGCGTCATCCCATGCGGCGGCGATGGCGGTTGTCCGGCGGGCTCGGATCTCGGGGTCGCGCCAGGCTCGCGCCTGGCCGGCGGAAATTTTGGCGTTGCGGTTGGCGAGTTGTTCGGGGCTCATGGCGACGGCATGTCGTTGTAGATTCGGTCGAGGTGCTTGCTGAGATCGGCGAGGCCCGATTCGATGTCTGCGAAGCCCGATTCGATGGTGTCGTTGATCATCAGGAGGACGGCGGCGATCAGCTCTTCAGAGTCGTAAGCACCAATCCCTGCAAGCGCTCTGACGCGCGCTTTGATGTCCTGTATTTGCTCCTCGTCTCTCTTCATCACACTTCCTCCTCGTCGGTCGCTGACATGCGGAAAGCTTCGCGGGCTGTGAGGATCGCCATCGCCGGCCGCGGGTCGCTGGCGGGCACGAGCGATGGCTTGCCGGTCGGTTTGTTGATCAGGCCGTTAAGCAGGAACTGGGTCTGCGTGCGGCCCATGCGCTTGAGCGTTTTCTCGACGCCAGCCGGAGACTGCAGTTCGGGCGGCTTGTAGAAGCGCTCGGCGTCCTTGGGGGTGAACTTGCCGCGCTCGACCAGCTCGCGCAGGACGTCGGCGTCCTCGCCCGCCCATTTGCGGTTCGAGCGGCCCTCGACGAGCTTGAACCCCGGCACGTCCTCGCCGCGATGGATGATCAGGGCGGCGTGTTCTTTGAGCTTGTCGATCCAGTCTTCGAGGCGGAGCGCCAGGCGCAGTCGATCGGCGACGTCCATCGGCGAGATGTCGTCGACGTTGCGCATGCTGTTGGGGTCGTCGTCAAAGGCTTCCGCAGCCGCGCGCTGGGCCAATTCATGCTTGAGAGGGCAGATGGCGAGCGCCGGGCAGAAACGGCACCAGGGGCCGTCTGTGAGGCTTGTGTCGCCCTCGAGGATGCGCTGCACCGCCGGGATCAGCTTGCTGTCGCGCCACATCCAGAGGTCGATGATGTCGATCGTCCAGGACTGGCGCTCGGCACCGTCGATGCGGGGCTGGCAGACGATGATCTCAACCTCGTCGATCAGGCCGTCGAGGTGGAGCGTCTCGACGACCGCGAGCGCGTAGAAGAGCGCCTGCGAATTGTTGGCGACATGGACGTGGACGCCCTTGCCGTATTTCAGGTCGACGACGAACAGCTTGCGACCGACGACAGCGACGAAATCGGCGGTGCCGTAGCATTCGGCGGTCGGCGGGACCGAATTGATGCGGACCCGGATCTCGACCCCGCCATCCTGCGCCTTGACGAGCAGGGGCCGCACGATGTCGAGGTATTCGTTGACGGCGTCGAGCATCTCCTCGGTGACGAGAACCTCGTGACCCTCGACCGTGACCATCGCCCCGATCGGCGGCAGGGGTTCCTTCGCCAGAGCCGCCTGGGCGATCGTGTGGGCGACCGTTCCCTCGGCGGCGTAGGATGACGCGCCGCCCCCCAGGTAGGGCCGCGCGAGCGGCACCGAGCCTGCACAGTTCATCCATCTTGCAGACGACGAAGCGCCCAGCTCGGCGTGCTCGGTCATCAGACTTGCGGCTGATCAGAGGCGAGCTTCAGCTCGGCCAAAAGCTCGGCCGCGGCCGGCAGGGCGTCGTCCTTGAGATCCCGCAGGCGATCAGCGCCCTGGCCGTCGCGGAACTTGGTGATCGCCAGGCGGACGTCCTCATCGCCCTTCGAGTAGATCTTGGTCAGCCCGTCGATGATCGCCGCCCGGTCGATCTTGGACACGTCAGGCTCCGCCTTGGGCCCGCGCTTGCGGGTCGTGGCGGGCTTGTCAGCGCCATTGCCTGTCGCCGCCGGCGGCGCTTGCGGTTCGGGAGCGTCGGGCGTGTTGGTCGCCTGAGCGCCAACCCCCAACCCAGAGGACAAATGCGCGGCGAACGCGCCCAGCTCCTGCACGACTGCGGCTGTCGTCTCGCCGATAATCCTGATGTCGATTTCAATCGCCATTACGCTTTTCCTCCGTCGTCAGACCCAAAGTCTGCAGCTCAAGCGCCTGGGTCGAGCGCATGCGCAATTCCTGTTTGAGCGTCTCGAGCGCCTGGGCGCGCGTCAACTCCATGGGTTCGACCGGCGGCGCTGGCGACGGCTCCGGCTTAATCTCCACAAACCAAGTGCGCTGATGCACGGGCGCGCCGCAGCGCTGGGGCCAGGGGTAATGCCAAATCGCATGGCAGCGCGCGAGCGCAGGCTCGGCGTTAAGCATGAACACGAGGGCGAGTGCGGCTCTCATAGCGGAAACCCTTTTTTCCGCGCGAGCCACATGGGCACGATAAAAATGGCTCGCCCCTCTGCGTCCTGACCGTGGTGCTCGCACTCCGATTTTGGCAACCACACACGTTCGTCATCGTCATCCGGCGAGCTGACCAGCCAGGCTTTGGCGGTTTGATGAAAGATGACAGATTGCAAACCATAGATTTCATGGTTGATACGCCGGCCAGTCGAAACCATCGACGACACATCAGAGAATGTCGGGGCTACGGGAGGGGGCGTCGGCGTCGCTATAGAAGGCGGCGCAAGCAGTTCGGTGATCAGATCCGACACCAAAACGCCGCGCTCTTTCGCTTCGCTGGCGAGCCGGTGCGCAGCCGCATGCGCCTGCATCGGGTCAGAAAGCATGTTAACGACTTTGCGCAGTTTCTCGTCGGTCAGAGCCATCATGCCGGCTCCAGCGATTTGATGTCGATCTGCTTGCGGATCAGCGTGCGGGTGAGGGAATCGTCGATCGAGCCCGCGAGGGTCAGCACCCACACCATCAGCGGCTCGACCTGGCCTGGCCGGTTGGCGCGGCCAATCGCCTGGGTGATCGTCTTGGGCACCCAGTCCTGCTCGAAAATGTACATCAGGGAAGTCGGCGTTAAGTCGATCACTTCGCCGGCGGCGCTGATCTGCCCATTGAACAAATGGACCTTTGGGTCGTCGCGGAAAGCTTTGATGGCTGCCTGCCGCCTTGCCGGCGACGTCCGGCCGTCGAGGGTGACCGCCTGGCTCTTGAACCGCTGGCCAAGCGCATCGAGCACGTCGTGATGAACGCTGAAGGCGATGACTTTGCGCCCGGCCGCCATCTCCGGTTCGAGCAGAGCCGCCATCGCCTGCGTCTTGATGAGGCCGGTCAGGCGGCGATTGGTCGCCGAGTGCGGGCTCGAGCGCGCGATGGCGAGCGCCTCCTCGCCGGTCGCGCTGCCGATGTCGTGCGCGAGCAGCGATTCCGACACGCGCCACTCGTCCATGAGATGCGGCGGCACGACCAGGTCGGCGATGGCGACTGGCAGCGTGTCGACGATGACCGGCGGCAGATCCTTCTGCACGTCCTTCTTTTTCACCCGCCGGGCGAAGCGGCCCACGATCCGTTTCAGCTCGGGCGCTGTGAGCTTGTTCGGGCCTACGATCGTCTCGCGTCCGCGGCTGAACTTGGTCACACAATAGCGACTGACGAAGGTATCGTAGCCACATGCGGGCCCCAGCAGTTCCGGCCGCAGGGCGCGGATGTGGGGGTAGAGCTCGTTCGGGCGTCCGTTGGGCGACAGCGTCGCCGACAACAGCACGACATAGGGCGCGCAATCCTGGAGGCCGCCGCTTTCGCTGCCGATCGCGTAGATCGACAGCGTGCGGTTCGACTCCATTGACATCAGCGCATGCGCCTCGTCGATCACCACCAGGTCGTAGCGATACTGGCGCAGGCGCTTCGCCAGGCGGGGGTATTTCGAGATCAGGCTGAAGGGCGCGACGAGAACGTCGCCCCCGATCAGGGACGCATGGGGGTCGCGGATCAGCGCGACGCTGCGGTCGAGCCGGCCATGCTTGGCGAATTGCGCCTTCCAATGTTCGAGCGCGATCACCGGACAGATGACCAGGACGCTCTTCGCGTCGATCGCGTCGGCGAGGGCTATGGCGGTCCCGGTCTTGCCGGTGCCGGTGTCGTCCCACAGCGCGACCTTCTTCTCGCGCAGGGCGAAGGCGACGCCGCTGGTCTGATGCGGCCAGAGAGCGAGGGTCACGCTGCGTTCACCCGCGTCGCCAGCGCCGCACGAGCTCACGCGCCTTCTCGCGATCGATCTGGATCGACTGCGTCTCCATAGCGGTCCTCCCTTGGCGGTTTAAACGGGGTCGTCGGTTTCCAGTTTCCAGAGCGCGATCAGGAGCGCCTCGGCGCGATTGTGGTCCTTTTTCCGGGCAAGCCCCGGAAGGTCAGGAAAGCGCTGGCAGGCGAGCGCGCGGGACTTCTCGGCTTCGTTGTTGAGACGGAAGAATTTCTTCCAGGTGTTGGGTGTGACGTCGATGATCGGCACGCCCGCCCCGAGCAGCACGCCGCGGACGATCCCGCACGCCATGCCGAAACGGAACGTGCTCGCAACCCCTTGCTTCGGCATCGAGTGGACAAGCTCCACAATCGCGATATCGGGGATGAGGCTTTTGATGGTTCGCCGCCACTCGCTTGCATTGATCTGGTTGTGAACCACAGGCAGGTCGTCGACAATTGGGGGCGAGATCCCGTCGTCGACGAGGAGGGCGTAAGCGCCGCTCACGCCAGGGTCGACCCCCAGGACGCGCATCAGACGATCTGCTCGTCGATGAAGAACAAAAGCTTAGGCGAGGTGAGGGATCCGACGAGCTGCGCCTGGCGACGCCGGGCCTTGCGCCAGCGGCGAAAAACCTCCCTGGCGCTGTTTATGTTTCGGACTTCGATGGCGTCGCCATGCTTCAGTGAATCAAAGGGATATGACGACCTGAAGGTTGTGTCGACGCGGATAAATTTCGGCTGCGCCATGGTATTCGCTCGTGTCTGCTGTTGGGCCGCAACGCTATTCCTGCGGCCAACCCACTGTCAACAGATAAGGGGAATTGTTTTTCAACCAACGCGGCTTGCGCTCGACGCTGAAATGGTGTGATCTGAGCGTAAGTAATTGGGGGTAGCCCAACGGTGTTGTGTTACGACCAACCCTCGTGGTAATGATTCGCGGCCCCTGGAGTGGGAGGAGACGAGCCAGTAACGCCCTGTTTTTCCTGATCCCGATGATCCCGTGAAACCGTCGACAACGAGAGGCAACGCCGATGCCAGCCGTCAAAACAATAAACCAGCCCCCGACTTTGTCGGGGGCGCGCATGCCCACAGAACGAGCGCGCGACATGGAGTTCGCAAAGCGCTTGAGACAACTCATGGAGGCCCGCGAACTGACGCAATCCGACCTGGCGGCAAAAATATGGGACCGCTACGAAAACACCGAAGGTAAATTTGTCGCACGTGGCCGCGATCGAATTTCAGTCTGGATCCGCGGCAAGAGTTTTCCCGACAACGCCAATCTGGAGAAGCTGGCCAAGGCGCTTAACGTTAAAGTCTCGGAGCTGGCTCCCGTCACCCTGGTGAAGGCTGCACACCACGGCGTCGCCGATTGGTCGATCACCAAGCCGCATGGCGCGGAGGAGGGCACGGTATTCGTTCAACTCGCCTTGTTTGTTTCGACGGTGACAGCACACAAAATTCAGGGGCTTCTTCTGGAGGATGAGCGCCAGAACGATGAAAAAGGAAACAGTGGCCATGGGGATCAACGACACCCGCGACGCCCAACTCAGAACCGCTAATGACACGGTGCGGGAGGACATCTTGCCAAGCGTGGCGAAAGCCTATGACGAAAACGGACCGGCGATGGTGCTGGCGCTCACGATGATCATGGCGGACCTCTGGCTGGAAAGCGGTTTCACCGCCGGCGACTGGCGACAAGTCATCGACATTTACGACCTGCAGGGGCGGGCGACAAAAGCCTGATGACTGACCATGACGACGACGAAGAAAAACAACTCAGGCTGGAGCTGTTGGCTCTCGACGTCAGCCTGCGGCGCAAGCAGGAATTTTGGACGACGCCGCGCAACATCGCACTCCTGGTTGGCGTCGCCGCGGCAATCGCCGCCGCGATCGGCTACTGGCTCGGCCGCATGTCCATGTTGCCCCCGCCAACCGCCACGCCGGTGTTCAGCAGTTTCGACGCGACGATGACCAGGGGCGAGTTCATCGACGGGGTGCAAACCGCCGGCATCTTCATCATTGCGGCGCTGATGATCTACGTGGTGGTCAGGCTCGATCGAACTGTCACCGCCGCCTCCAAAAGGCTCAAGACGATGATCGTCAAACAGCAGGGGCTTGAGGAGGGCATCGAGCGCGTGTGGAAAAGGGTCGAACTGCTCGAGTCGCTGCAGAGCCAGAAAACTTTCGTCCCCACCGCCGAATCGATGGCGATGCTGAAGGAGATCCGCCGCCGGATCGATACGCTGGAGGCCAACCATGAAGGTCCACCCGACAATCACGATCAACCGCGTTCTTGAGGCCTGCGAGCGCCGCATGACGAGCCTCGACGACCCCGGCTTCTGCCTGGCGTGCGGCAACGAACAGGACGGCTGCGAGCCAGACGCCCGCAATTACCCATGCGAAAGCTGCGGCGAGCGCCGGGTGTATGGCGCGGAGGAGCTCGTACTCCTTTTGATGTAGTTCAAAGGAAAGAGGGAGACTGATTGGTGGCAGGCTTTACCTACAAATCCTACTCGTTCGTCGACAAGGATCCGATCATCGACGAGATCAGGACGCTCGTTCAGCAGCACGGGACGTCGTACAAGGACATCCACGAGCACAGCGGCGTCTCGCCCGGCACCCTGACGGCCTGGTTCGCCGGCGCGACCAGGAAGCCGCAGGCGGCGACCATCAACGCCGTCGCGCGCTCGATGGGCTGGAAGCTCGGCTTCGTGCCTTATGACGCCAAGCCCCTGGTGCAGCCAACGCCAGCGCCGCCGAAGGCCCAGCCGGCGTCGCTGCGGCATGTGGTGGCGATGGCGCAGTACCGCAAAGGGGCGCGTCGATGATCAAATATCGTCTCGCCTTCACCATCCCTGCCGAAACCCTGTTCGGGCTCATGGCCAAGGTGCTGCCGATCGAGGATCTCAGCGTCGAAGAGATTGTCGAACCCAGAAGCGTCGTCACGCCGCAGATCGAACGCCCCCAGTTCAAAAGGAAACGCTCTGCGCCCCCGCCCAACCTCAAGGCGGGCGTCAACGCCATTGTGCTTGGCATCCTTTCCGATGGCAAAGCGCATCCGACGTCGGAAATTAAGCCAGCCATGGCCAAGCAAGGCTACGCCGCTGCCGGCGCGGGTTCGGCGCTGGAGAAGCTCAGAAAGCGGGGCCTCATTTACCAGCCTGATTTTGGGGCGTGGCAATTGACCGCAGATAAGCAAAAGCAGAGCGCGTAAAAGCAATGCAGCAGTACATCCTGGTCGATCATCAGCCAGTCGCCTGCCCGGATCTCATGACCTGGGCGCGCTGGATGGAAACGGCCGATCGGCATGTGCGACTGACCGAGCAGGACGAGGTGACAGTGTCGACAGTGTTCCTGGGGCTCGACCACGGCTGGAACGATAACAAGCCGCCGGTGCTGTTCGAGACGATGGTGTTCATCAACGAAAGCGGCGGCGACATGGAGCGCTACGCCACCTGGGACGAAGCCGAAGCCGGCCACGCGCGCTGGGTGGCGAAAGTGTTCAAGCCGACGCCGATCCTGACGCTGCCGGAGAAAGCCTGATGGGCGTGCTGTTCGACGACGAAATGGTGAAGCGCATCACCAAGCAGTTGATGGACGAGGGGCGGGTGATAGAAGCCGGCTGGACTGGCTACCGCGTTCTGTGCCTGCCTGAAGACACGCCGCCGGAAGTGGAGGCCGCCTTTCGCCGCGTCTACTTCACCGGCGCGAAGTGTCTGATGACGGCGCTCGAGATCACGCGCGACGCCAGTGGACATTTTCGCGACAAGCGCGTGGCCCAGCTCACCGCCGAGCTTGACCGGTGGGACGGGCTGATGCGCGAGCGCCAGCCAGGGAGGCCGCATTGAAGGATGTGTTTATCTTGCACGCTTCTGGCACGTCCTACGCTTCATCGCTGATCACGCGGCTTCTGTGCCGACATATGTTCGTCTACGACGTCATTGTGGCGATTGCGAACTACCAAGCCCGCCCGAACCGGGACACGGCAGAGCGCTGCCGCTCGGCCGGCCGCAAGCTCGCAGTGCTTTCTGACGAAGACTTGAGCCTGGCGCTGAACGACGAGCAGCTCGTGACGCTGTACAATCTCTTCGCCGCTGACGAGGATCTGCAATGATCGATGCGGCATGGTTGATCGCCGCGGTCATCCTGGCCGCCTCCGTGCTGACCGCCACGCTCCTGATGGCGGTCAACTTCCCCCGCATCCGGGCGGCGCAGGCGGCGACGCTCCAGGTTCTGCAGAGCCTCGAGGAAGCGACCCACGCAAGAACGGACCAGCTCGAGAAGCGGGTGGCTGAGCTTGAAAGGAGGAGCGCATGACCAGGCTTCGCACGATCGACGAGCTCCTGGCGATGGCGCTCGACCATACCGAGTTCATGCTGTGCAACGAAGTCGGCGCGCAGCTCTTTCCAACGTGGTGGATCCAGTTCGACGACAGGCTCGGCGAGATGATCGTCACGCCATGGAACAGCGAAGACGAGCAATTGCTGGTTCTCGAGATGATCAGGGAGAAACTCAAGGATCCGCACGCGCGCAATTATGCGTTCGCCAGCGAGATGTGGGTCGCGAACGAGAACGCCAAGCGTCCAACCGGCCTCATGCCTTCGCAACACCCGAACCGGCGCGAAGCGGTCCTCATGCACGCCTTCAGCCGCGACAGCAAGAGCA